TTTATATTTATTAACAAACATTAATTAACAACATGAAAGCAAAAACTTTTGAAAATCTAATTAGAAAAGTAGTTAGAGAAGAAATCGATTATGCGTTACGCAGAGAAATTAAATCACTTAAAGAAGATTTACGTAATGAATTAAACCCAACTATAGTAGAACACACTGAAAGAAAAATTGAAGTTCCACAACAATCATCTTTAAAAGAAAAAATAATGGGTAAAAAACCTATAAAAAAACACAACTTTGTAGGTGATAATACATTAAATGACTTACTAAATGAAACAGCAATGGGTGATACTAACACACAAACAGCTATGGCACCTACAAGTCATCCATTTAGTTCAAGTGCACCTATGTCAACAGCAGGTATGCCAGATTCAGTAGCTAATGCAGTTACTAGAGATTATAGTGGTTTAATGAAAGCAATAAATAAGAAAAAAGGAAGATAATATATGCCATTAATTCAAAGTACAAAAAGAATAAATCCATTAGATCTTAACAATAATGCTAGGATTGGGGTTGCTTTTCCTTTGAATGATGTAAATATGACTTCAGGCACTCAAACAGCTAAAGAACAAATAAAAGCTAATTTTTTAAATTTATTACTTACTGTACCAGGAGAAAGAATAAATCACCCAGATTATGGGATTGGGTTAAAAGGCCAATTATTTGAAAATAGTATAGATGAAGTTACATTACAAGAAAATATAAATGGTCAATTAGCATTTTGGATACCTGAAATAACAATAACAGATATTTCTTTAAAACAAGATATAGACCAATATAGAGTTTCTATTACAATAACTTATTCAATTAAATTAGATGAATCAGAAGACTCAATACAAATAAATTATAGTTAAAATGGCTTACAATAAAGTATCAAATAAAACACAAGATAAAGATATAAAATATCTAAGTAAAGATTATAATTCTTTTAAAGATCAATTAATGGAATTTGCGGAAGTATACTTTCCAAATAACTTTAATGATTTTAGTGAAGGTAATCCTGGTATGATGTTTATGGAAATGGCGGCATACGTAGGTGATGTTTTATCTTATTATACTGATACTCAATTAAAAGAATCATTTTTATTATTAGCACAAGAAAAAGAAAATTTATATAATTTAGCTTATGCTATGGGTTATAGACCTAAAGTAATAGAAGCTTCCAGTGTTGATTTAGATGTGTTTCAATTAATACCTTCAACAGGAGCTAGTGGGGACTATAGTCCTGATTTTGATTATTGTTTACAAATTAACCCTAATTCAACTTTTAATTCTACTGAAGGTCCTACTTTTTATATTAATAATGAAGTAGATTTTAAAGTATCTTCAAGCTTTGATCCCACAGAAATTAGTATTTACCAATATGATAGTTCAGACAATCCAGAATATTATCTTTTAAAAAAGAAAACTAAAGCTATATCTGGTCAAACTAAAGAACAAACATTTACTATTGGAAGTGCTGAAAAATTTAAAACATTAACATTAGTAGATAATAATATAATATCAATAGAATCTATTACAGACTCAAATGGTAATGAATATTATGAGGTACCATATTTAGCACAAGATATAATTTTTCAAGAAGTAGAAAACACAGGGGCAAATGATCCTGAACTTTTAGGATTTAATGGTGAAACACCATATTTATTAAAATTAATAAAATCATCAAGAAGATTCGTTTCTAGATTTAAAGCGAATAATAAACTCGAAATACAATTTGGGGCAGGTAATAGTGATAAAGCAGATGAACAAATAATACCAAACCCAGACAATATAGGTTTAGGAATTAAAGATGGAAGAAGTAAATTAGACACAGCTTATGATCCATCAAACTTTTTAATGACTAAAGCCTATGGTCAAACACCAGCTAATACAACACTTACTGTAAAATATGTAGTAGGAGGGGGAATAAATGCTAATGTAAATTCTAATACAATTAATACAATAGATACTTTACTTACTTCTAATAATCCTAATTTAAATGGTTCACTACTTAATTTTGTTAAAAATTCAGTAGCTATAAATAATCCAGAAGCTGCTAAAGGTGGTGGTGATGGTGATTCAATAGAAGAAATTAGAGAAAATACAATAGCCCAATTTGCTACTCAACAAAGAACAGTAACAAAAGAAGATTATATTATTAGAACTATGAGTATGCCTACAAAATTTGGTAGAGTAGCTAAAGCTTATATAGTTCAAGATGATCAAATTTCTCCTTTATCTAATGAATTTAATAGAATTCGTAACCCATTAGCTTTAAATTTATATACTTTAGGGTATGATAATAGTAAAAAATTATCAAATTTAAATATAGCTACTAAAACAAACTTACAAACATATCTCGAACAATATAGAATGCTAACAGATGCTATTAACATTAAAAACGCATTTATTATTAATTTTGGAATAGATTTTGAAATAACAGTTTTCCCTAATTATAATAATAATGAAGTAATGTTAAATTGTATAGCTGAATTACAAGATTATTTTAATATAGATAAATGGCAAATAAATCAACCAATTATTACAGCAGAAGTATCTAACTTAATAACAATAGTAACAGGTGTACAATCATTAGAAAAATTAACATTTACAAATAAAAGTGGAACATCTTTAGGTTATTCGCAATACAAATATGATTTTAATGGAGCTACAAGAAAAGGAGTAATTTATCCCGCTTTAGACCCAAGCATATTTGAAATAAAATACTTAAATACAGACATTAAAGGACGAGTAACAACATACTAATATGGCATACTATTTTATATTTCCCTAAAAAGACGCTACAATATACAGTCATCCTGACAGAACTAAATTAAACACAGGTCATGATGAAATTTTAGAAATTGTTAAAGAAAAAGGTAGTTCAGATTCAAGATATTATCCTTCAAGAGCTTTAATTAAATTTAAAAATGAAGAAATAAAATCTACTATATCTAATAAAATAGGTTCATCTGTATTTAATAATGGTACTTCAGAAGTAGCATTACAATTATTATCGTCAGAACATAAAAATTTAGAATCTACTTTAAATTTAGAAGTATTTGCTATATCACAATCATGGAATGAAGGAACAGGAAGATTTTCTAATTTACCAACAGGTTCAAATGGTTGTTCATGGGTATATAGAGACAATGATAACTCAAAAACAGAATGGACTACATCAAGTTTTACCTCAGGAACCACAGGAAGTATAAATGTAAGTGGAATAACAGAAGGAGGAGGAGTTTGGTATACAGGTAGTGCTTTTCAGGGATCACAACAATTTTTAAATAGTGATTCTTTAGACACTAATATTAATGTTACTTCTATTGTACAAAAATTTAGTGCTAGTTTATTTGCTAATAGTACTTATCCTACAGGAATAAATAATCATGGATTTTTAATAAAACAACCAAATTCTGTAGAACAAGATACATCTAGTAGTTTTGGTGAAATAAAATATTTTTCTGTAGATACACATACAATTTATCCACCAAGATTAGTTTTTAAATGGGACGATAGTTTACATGCTAAACAATCATCTGCAAAACAAAATGGTGAATTAAGTGTTTCATTATATAGAAATAAAGAAGAATACAACCAAAATGATGAAGCAACTTTTAAAATACATGTTAGGGATAAATATCCAGTTAGACAATTTGCATCATCATCAAATTACTTAAATCCAGGATATTTCACTACAGCTTCTTATTATAGTGTAAGAGACGCACACACAGAAGAAGAAATTATACCATTTGATACTACATTTACAAAATTAAGTGCTGACAACGATGGTATGTACTTTAAAATATTTATGAATGGTTTACAACCTGAAAGATATTATAGAGTATTATTTAAACACACTAACAACGAAGGAACAACAGTATACGATAACAATTATCACTTTAAAGTAGTTAGATAATGGCTAAAAATAAAGGCATACAGCAATATATTTCAAGACCTGTTTTTGAAGATAATAAACCAGTAAATCTAGATATAAAAATCCCAGTAGATGCTGCGGGTCAAGAAGTTTCTCTTATACAAAGATATAATATTCAAGGTGAAGTTGTAGAATTACAAAAAAGACATTATGGTAATACTGATGCAAGTCAAATATTAGACAGATCTTTTTCAGAATTAACTAAAACAAAAGACAGTGTAACTCCCGAAACATTTTTTAACTTATATCGTGAATTATTTTATGATATACCTAAAATAGGAGAAGATTCACATGTTTCTTTAATGTTAGAAAGTAAAAATTATCTTAATGATTATATAGATCCTAAAGATGAAAAAATAGACGAATTAATAGAAAGAATAGTAGACATAGAAGCAGAAAAAGCAGAAATACCAACAGAACACCCACTTTTCCCCAATGGTACAGCTGTAAGAGTAGGTAAAGGACCAGGTTTACCTATGGGAACATTAGGTATTATGCAAGAAGGAAGAGTAAGAAAATGTTCTAATATGGGTGATCCTTCTCCTTTTACCCAACTTAAAAAACCATTAGGTTTTGTAAATAGTGATGGGGAAGTGTTAAAAGACTCAGATTGTTTTACTTTTGTTTCTCAACAAACATTTGATACTTTACCTAAATGGCCAGATTTTCATGGAGTATCAGCGATAAATGAAAACACAGATTGGGGCGCTACGTTACAAGATTTTACCCCTCCTGCTAGTAACTTAACAGAATTAAATTCAAAAATTATATCATCTGAATTAAGTAGAGAAGAAATAAGATCTCTTATAAGAATACTTGAAAAAAAGGCCCCATTTGAAGGATATACAATAGAAGACAATTATGGAAGAGATGCAGATGGGAATTTTATTATACAGTATGAATCTAATGAATTATTACCTTTTAATGGAAGAGGTAACATACAAGGACAAATAAAAATATATGCACCACAAGAAGGTAATGAACAAACTATTACAGGAAAATTAAATGTATTAGTAAGAGAATTCAAAAATGATTTTCCTTCACAAATAGAAAATGTTAACACGACTGCCACTAATGCATTAGTTGAGCTAGGTACAAATTTATTAGAAGGCTTAGGTTTAATAGACGAAGAAACAACAGAAGATATTGAAAATATTTTTAGTAGTAACTTTGTAAGAAAGTTAGAAGGTATTAGACAAGATATAGAAAGTGGATATTTTGAACGATATATATGGACAACAGATCCCGATAAGCTTGAAGCAGGAAATGCTAAATTTTATTGGGTAAAAAGCGGTACTAGTGTATATAAAGCATATGCTTTAAAACAAACAGATAGAGCTATATTCTTAACACAAGAATCAAGATTTGGTACACTTTATGATGAATTTATAACTTAATAACATATGTTTAAAATTACTAACATATCATCCCCCTCAACATTACCTTTAGAAGGTATTGACTTTAGAGACTTAAATAAACGTTTTGGAAAAAACCAAGATTTTTTAGAATTACAAGTATTAAGTTTAAATAATGAACTCTTATCTACTTTTAATATTACTAAAAGCAATTATCAAATAGTTTTTAAAGATAAAGATAACCTTACAGACGAATTAAAAGTTAATTTTCAAAAAGCTTTAAAAGAAAATGGTTTTGAAGTTGGAAAATTTAATTTAATTTTATCAATACAAAGAAATAAAATATTTAGGAGTAACCAACCTTTTAATATAAAAGAAATATCTCCTTCTCGTAGAGAACTTAGAGTAACAAGTAATACTACTAATCAATCTCTTGAAAGAGGAGTAAAAAACTATATAGCAGAAAGAGATAGTTCGCCATTTTTTAAAGACTTTATATTAAAATTTAATAATGAAGATGTTGTTGGTATTAATGTTTTACTTAATGATATAGTTAGTAAATATGAAATACTAATTAAATTATACGAACCCTTACCCCAATCTCTTTCAATAGTAGATAAATTTTCTATAGTCGAAAATATAATAGACCCTTTATTCCTAACTGTTGACCTACAACAAGAATTAGACCAAGATTTACAAGATCCAGACATATTTTTACAACCTAATTTTAATATAGATACTAGAACTAATAATAGCATACCTTCTTCTTATAAAGATTTTAATAATATATTAAATTATAGTTTAACTTCTTCTTACCAAAATTTATTAAGTTATTTAGAAAATAAAGAAACTATAAACATTCAATATGATTATATAGACCCAACAGCAACAGGATCTTTCCATTTTGAAAATTTTGTACATTTTGGTAGTGCAGCTGAAAGATTAAAAAACTTTAAATATAAATTAAGCTTAATAGAATTATATGATAAACAAACAGCAAATATAAATACTATCACAGGTAATGCATCATCATCTAATTTTGTTTTAACTAATAAAGAAGATATAAATACTAAAAAACAAAATGTTATAAAGGGATTTGATGGGTATGAAAAATTCTTATACTTTACAGAGGGAACTAATCCATACACTTGGCCTAAATCTACAACAACTTATCCTTTTCAATTATACTCTACAACATCAGCTCAAGCAATTAGTTGGTTAGGTGATGAAGGGTATGGAAAATCAGTAGCAAATGGACAATTACATTCAGCATCTTTATATGATATAAGTAATCCATATAGTTTACAAAGATTAATCCCCAACCATATAAAAGAAAATGGGGATAATAATTTTTATTTATCTTTTGTAGACATGATAGGTCAACACTTTGATCAAATATGGACTTACATAAAACACATTACAGAAACTAGTAATACTCACCACACAAGAGGTATTTCAAAAGATTTAGTTTGGCATCAATTAAAAGCTTTAGGTATAGATGCTTTTGACCAATTTGAAAATTCAAACTTAATAGAATACATATTAGGACAAGGTACAACAGGAAGTTTATTTTATGACACACCTGCTAACCAAACACTAGTAACAGCTTCAAATGCAGGATCAATTGCTAAAAGTGATATAACAAAAGAAGTTTGGAAACGTTTATATCATAATGCACCTTATCTTTTAAAAACTAAAGGAACAGAAAGAGGAATTAAAGCATTAATGGCTTGTTATGGTTTACCTTCAACTATTTTAAATATAAAAGAATATGGGGGTTCAACACCAGTAACAGGTTTAGCTTTAAAAGACATAGATCCAGCTGATTTTTATAAAACATTTACTTATCAAAAATCAAGTTTAGCTTTAAAAACATCAGCAGCAGTAGCTACTAATGATTATATGGCTCGTTTTTCTTGGAAAACAAACAACATAGCAGGACGCACATCTAAAACTGTAGAATTAAGAATTAAACCCGTAAAAGGTAATGAAGGTATAGCTTTAAGTTTGGGTGACACTACTGCTGATGCCAATGGATTACAATTAACTTTAGATAAATATGAAGGTAATGATATAAGTTCAAGTAATGATGCTTCTACATTTGGTAGAATAAATTTAGAACAAAATGGGACAGTTAGAGCATCAACATCTTATTTTCCTTTATATAATGGGAATTTTTGGAATTTACATTTAATGGGAACAGGAACTGATGTTAATTTTGGAGCTTATCAAACTAATCATTTAAAAAACACATTTAAATTTACAGGTACTTGGGATTCAAATACTTATGCTAATAATTTTGGATTAAATTCAGGAGCAGGTACAGAATATGTTTATGGTGGAACCAATGGATATGAAGGTTCAATTCAAGAATTAAAATCAAATTGGGGAGAAGAACTCACAGATACTACTCTTACAAAACATTCACTTGAACCATTTATGTATAGTGGTAATACAATTTCTTCTTCATTTAGTAATGTAATTATTAGATTACCATTAGGAAGTACAGATGTAGAAACTCTTGAAAACCACCCACCAGATACCTCACTTACAAATGCAAATACAGTAGCAGCATCTAATGCATCTACTGTTTATGAAGAAATAGTAGAAGATCATCATTTACCCACACCAGACACAATAGGTAAATCTATGTCAAGTGAAAAAGTAAGAATAGATACAGGTACTGTAGATGATGATATTTTGTTACCTTTTACAAAAGGAGAAACATCTACTTTAGACAGACAACCACAAGATTTTAGTGATTTAGGTATACATTTTTCTCCTACAATGGAAATAAATGAAGATATACTTTATACTTTAGGTTCATTTAGATTAGATGATTATATAGGTTCACCTTTACCATCAGCTCAATCTTCTTCTCAATATTCAGATTTAAAAGAAATAAAAGACTATTACTTTAAAAAAGTACACCATAGATATAATTATTGGGATTATATAAAATTAATTCAATATGTAGATCATACATTATTTAAAATAATAGAAAAGTGGGTACCTTGGAAAGCAAACACTAAAACTGGTTTATTAATAGAACCTCATTATTTAGAAAGAAATAAGTTCCAAAGAACAATACCCAAAAGAGTAGATGGCCAAACAATGACACCTGGTTCTCATGGAACTATTAATGCACAAGTAACAGGAGAATCAATAAATGAATTATATAATTTATCTAATAGTTCAGTAGTAACAACTAATAATTTATCATCTACATTAACTAACGAACAAAGAACAGAACAAGGAACTAATACAACTATAAATATATTTAATTTATATACAGATCCTAACTTAAGAGATAATAATTCTCCTAATAACCATTCATCACAAGCTCCAATTCAACCACACCCTTCTTCGGGGCAACCTAGTGAATATATTTCACATAAATCAAATATTTTATTAGGAAATGCAACTAAAGGAAAAACATCTCGTAGGTATTTCCGAACATTAAGAAATGGTAAAGAAACAGACTTTTAATTATGCCACAAACACCAAATAACACATATTTTTCTCCTTCTAATGCAGGTATAAGTCAAAGTTATGATGTAGAATTTGATGATGCTATATTAGATACTAGATTTTGGAAATCAAGATCTGAAGGAACACAACTTCAAGCATCCAGTATAAATGTGTATAAAGACACAGATGTTACTTTTGGTAAAAATCCAGTAGTAGAAAATAAAATAACAGCATTATATGTAGGTACAACTGTGATTGGTGCAGATGAAGATCCTTCAAGAGCAACTATAAATGGTCATAGTTTTATTACTATAGATAAAATATTATTGATCGATGTAGAAGCTGATAATGTTCAAATAGTAGAAAGACAAAGCATAGTAGACATAACAACAGGAACTGTAGGTGAAGAAAAAGCTTTTAAAAGATACATAACAAGAGATTTTTTTGAAGGATCAGAAATAAACATAAGATTAATAGATAAAACAGTCAAAAATTCACTTAAACCATCTCATTTTGTAAAATTTAATAGAGGTTCACTTATGAAACTTTATGAATATACTGCTAATGATAATGGCTTTGAAGATGGAGTATTTGGGGGTCATTCCATAAGAAATAATAATGGAAATGTACATACAGGTAGTTTAGAAGGACCAGGCCTATTTGGGTATGGTATGACAGCAGCTGCAAGTCAATCTTTATTTACTAGTTCATTTAGTTTTGTAGGATCTTTACCTAGTGAATTAAATGACTATACAGGTGATTTAAATTTAACAACAATGAGTTCAGAATTAGCCCCACTAACAGCTTCAGTAGGATTTACATTTTCTGGAAATTTAGTAACTCAAGCAGTACAATCAACAACAAGATAATATGGCAATAGGAACAATTAGTAGTTATAAGCCTTTAAAATCGGCGGGAAATATAAAAGCATTTTATGATGATGTTGTTTATTGGGAAATAGCTAAAAACAACAATAAATTCTATGTTACTTTTATGAAAGGAGAATATGCACTCCCTAATAATAAACAAGAATCTATTGGTACTATGGAAATTAGTTACCCACATACTTCCTTAGGATTCCCTGACTCAACAGGATCATTTAACACTGGTTTTAATAGAATATCAGCCAAATCAACAGCATTTTTTCAAAATGAAGAATCTTCTTCGGTGGGGGCAAGCATTAAAAATAGCCATAATTATAATGGTTTTATCCCTATAACAGAATTAGGAGGAATAAGAGATTATAAAACTACAATAACTTCATCAATATCAGCAGAAAGGACATACACTTATGAAATCCATGATTCTGTACTTGGATCTACAACTACTACAAGAACAATAAATGCTGCTTATTTTTATCCTTTTTCAAACCACCAATTATCAGTTTTAAGAGATGAACCAACATTAATTATTAATATGGATAAAGAAAGTGAATTAGATGATGGGTTAGGAGACGCAGGTTTTGTTTTAATACCTCAAAACTGCCATGAAAAAGTAAAAAATAACGTAGAATATTATTTAGAAAAAGCAGGATTAATTAACAAAACAACTAAATTTAAAAATCAATCACCAAGAAGATAATATTTTTTAAAAACATATATATTTATAACAAAACAAATCAACAATGGGATACTTAGATAATACTTCAATAACTGTAGATGCTATCTTAACTAAAAGAGGACGTGAATTACTTTCTCAAGGTGGGTTAGGAGCATTTAATATTACACAATTTGCTTTAGGAGATGATGAAATTGACTATACTTTATTCAATGAAGATCATCCTAATGGCTCTCAATTTGCTGGTGAAGCAATTGAAAATATGCCTTTAATTGAAGCTATACCTGATGAAGGAAATATAATGATTCATAGATTAATAACTTTAAATCAAGGAACCACAAAACTACCATCAATATCAGCTAACACTTCTAAAATAGTATTAAATTTAGCTGGCAATGCAACTATAAGCCCTTCAACATTAAACTTCAATGATATTAGTTCACAAACAGAACCAGGTGGGTACTTATTTACAGTAGCAGATAGAAGATTATTTTCTGATTTTGGAGGAGTTGCCCTTCCAACAAATGGCGTTCAAGCAGCATTTAGCCAAACACTATCTGGTAATGAAATAAGTTTAACAGCACTTAATAGTACTTCATTATTTGGTAACAATAGTAAATTATTAACAACTTTAACCATAGAAGGAATAGACACAGGGGCTAGAGTAACTATACCAGTTGAAATAAGTAAAAACCTAACAGGAACAACGTTTACCCAAGGTACAACAGGTGTAACATTAAAATAATAAAATATGTCATTTATAAGATTTAGCAACCAAGATATAGTAAATAACACTGCAAAGATAACAACTTCTACGTGGACTAACAACACAAATGAATTAACATCTGCACATTATACTTCATCAACTCAAGCAACTTTTGGATCACCTACAAGTTCGGGGGCACACTTTATAGAAGTTTACAATGCGAATGCATCAGTTTCTACTTCAGAAGTACAATATTCTGTAGCTTATGGTCATCGTGGGGGATCTGGTTCTTTAAACTTTACACATGCTGTAGGTGGATATGGAAAAAGCCCATCAAGAAATATTTATAGTCAATATAGACAATTAGTATTTGGAACAGAAACACAAGATTTTAATTTCACAGATCATACTCCTGATGATATTTATGTTATTAATGTAAATAGATCTAGATATAAACATAATTTAAAACCTGGTTCTTTAAATTTAAAAATAGGTGGCTTAATACTAACAGATGATTCAATATCATCAACCGGGTCATCTACTGTTACAAATGCAGGAAGACAATTTAATATAGTATCAGGTTCAAACGGGGTAAGATTAGGATCATCTACAGTTCAAGTTACTGATAGTGGTTCATATGGTTTCTTTTACCCAGATTCTGGCTTTATAATTTTAAATGCAGACTGTTTAGATGCACCAGTAGCTTCTGGTGGTGTAGCATTAGCAACTAATATAACCTCTAATAATGACTCTCAAAACCATAGGTTATTTTTGGATAAAATAAATACAGGAGCAAGCTTTATAGTTGACAGCGAAGAAAAAGTATCATCAACATTTTATTTTGCAAGAGCAAGAAATTATGAATTTAACTATACTACAAACCCTTCATTTGTAGATTCTACAGGAAATATATTAATAAATTCAATGATTGATAACCCTACATCTTACATAACAACAGTGGGAATGTATAACGATGCTGGTGATTTATTAGCTGTTGCAAAATTAAGTCAACCAATAACTAAAGACTTTACAAAAGAAGCACTTATTAGAGTAAAATTAGACTATTAAAATGTCATTTGAATGTCAACATTTAAAAAATTTACACCACAAGACTACGCTATAGTCCCATTTAATGCTCACAAGCAATATAATTTTGTATCCTCTTCGGCTTCTTCTAATTCAATAAATCACTACACAGGAAAATGGACTTCTGAATCTATAGATTTACATGGTCCAGGAGCTATAAAATATAATCAAATAGATAATTTATTTTATAGAAATTTTAACAAAATAAATAATATATCCACAGGAGATAAATATTTTGGTCATGATGATTTAAATTATTTAAAACACCAAAGAAAATTATATGAACATGTTAGAATATTATCTATTCCTATGGGTTTATATGGACATGAAATTAAACCAGGATCTTTTTATTTGTCTTCAAGTACATATGAAGTTATAGATGATGGATATGGTAATCTTGTAAGATATGATCAAAAAGATCTTATAGACACTAATTATGAAACAGATGTACGTTCACGTATTTTAGACATAGGACCAATAAATGGTTTTAAACGATATGATTTAAATGTTTATGATGGTTACACTGTTGATGGAATAGACCAATATTTTTATTTAGATGGAGTTAAAAGAGTAAACCCTATTTCTTCATATAGTACACCAGAAGGAGACGAATATGACGACAGTTATTTTTATAATTTACTTCAATATAAAAATGTTAATTTTTCATCACAAACATTAAATGGTGGTAATTTTCCTTGTATAGATTTTAATAGTACAATATTACCTTCTATAAAAGTAGGTCACAAAGGTGATTTTAATTTTAATAAAAATGATGATTTTACTATTTCATTTTGGGCTAAAATAAATCATGGTGGGGGTGGTACTTCTTATTTAGTTTCAAAAAGCACAACTAAGGAAGCAAACCCAGGTAATTTCCCTGAATTACATAATTCAGCTTCTAACCCATATTCTACACCTTATGAAATAGAAGCAGAACCACAATTCCCTTTTGAAATTTATGCTATAGGCAACCAAATATATTTTAGTAGATCAGATGGTGAAATTACTGCAACTATAAATGGTACTTTTACTTTAAACACAATGACCCATTTTACTTGCAGAGTTAAAGATGGTACAATGGCTATTTTTAAAAACGCAGTATCATTAGTAACAGGTACAGATAATACTATAAAACAAACTCAAAATACAGCCAATATTTATATAGGTAATAAAGGTGGTAAAGAAAAATATTTAAATGGTTCTATAAGCCAAATCCAAATATACAATAAAGCAATAACAAATACTCAGATAGGATTTCATTTAAACCATGGTAATAGTTCACCTTACATTGGAAATATATTTTATAAAAATGGGTTTATAACAATAACACACCCTAAATATTTAAGTATGTTAGCAGGTGCTAATATTATACAAAGTTTACAATTTCAAGGTTCACACCAAATCTATGAACATGAATATCAATGTACAATTGAAGAACATGAATACAATAATACAACAAATATATCAGCTAGAAAAATAGGATCTATATACGAACAAGAAATAGCTGGTTTTCAAACAAGTTCTGTTTTTAAACCTTATGTTACAACAATTGGTTTATATAATGAAAGTAATGAATTATTAGTAGTTGGAAAATTAGCTCAACCTATTAGAATGTCAAACGAAACTGACACTACTTTTGTACTTCGTTGGGATACCTAAAATATTTTTTGTACATTAAGGGTTATGTGGTATTTCTTAGACAAACAAATAAACGAAATTTCTGACCTTCCTGAAGGAGTGTTCGGATTTATTTATCAAACAACTCATATTCCAACCGGAAAAAAATACATTGGTAAAAAATCACTAATGTATAATCGTAAGAAAAAACTTACTAAAAAAGAACTTTTAGAATACGCTGGTAAAAAAGGAAGAACCCCTACACACATCAGAGTACAAAAAGAAAGCGATTGGAAAACCTACTATGGTTCACATTCATTTATTAAAGAATCAAATAAAGAAGACTTAGAAAGAAAAATACTACAATTGGCTTTTAATAAAAAAGAACTTACATACTTAGAATGCAAGTGGCAATTTGTATTAGAGGTATTAGAAACTAATAAATATCTTAATGATAATATATTAGGTAAGTTTTTTGATAAAGATTTTAAATGAAAGAGGATCTGTTAAAACAATTATTAGAATCAGTTTTAGGTAAAAGTAAGTCAGCTCGTGGAGGCGAAGAAGCTGTATTTACTTGTCCTTCTTGCAACCACCATAAGAAAAAATTAACCCTAAACTTATCAACACAAAAATTCCAATGTTGGGTTTGTGGTTATAAAGGACACAGAGCATTCAAATTACTTAAAGCAGTAAGCGCATCACCAAAAGCATACGAACTTTTAAAAGACATTGACTCTCAATACAGTTTTAGAAAACAAACCACAGTCAAAGCACCATCGGGTTCCTTGCAATTACCATCGGGAGTAACGCCTATCATGTCATCTTCAGCTATATTGTCGAAACACGCGCTACATTATTTAAATCAAAGAGGAATTACACCTCAAGACGTAGTTAAATATGAT